AAACCATTATTACCTAACAAATATCAATCTTCCCAATTAATTTTTAATAGTGATAGAATTACTTTAAATTCTAAAAAAGATGAAGTAATGATATTTGCTAAAACGAATATTGAAATAAATACTAACAATATAATAAATCTAAATGCAGGAAATAGAGTTCATTTAAATACTAAAAAAGTATTTTTAGGGTCTAAAAAAGATGGATCTGCACCTGACGAACCTGTATTACTAGGAGATAAAACTAAACTTTTATTATCTAAACTATTAAAAGCTTTAAGTGAATTGGGAAATAACCTTTCAACTATAGTAGCAACACCTCCAGGTACTCCTTTAGCTGGAGTAAATGTTGCTGGAGGGAAACTATCTACAAAAATGAATGCTTTACAAAAAGAACTTAAAAATATATTATCTGAAAACACGTTTACAATATAATGGCTAATATATTACCAAATAATATTTCTTCTCTTGTTTCCCCTTCTTTAATTAGTGGGGCTAAAAATCAATTAACATCTCAAGCTAAAGATAAAGGAAAACAAACTATTCTTACTAAAAAAGATGAATTACAAAATAGACTACAAAAGTTAAAAGAACGTCCTGCTATCGTAAATAAAGAATATGATAGATTAATTAGTAATGTACAAAATGATTCTTCATTATCTAATGAGGAAAAAAATCAAAAAATAAATACTTTACAACAAAAACGATCTGAAGAATTAAAATTAATAAATGAAGATATTACAAAAACCCAACAAGATATATCTAATGAAACTGTTGATCCTTTAAAATCAGCAAAACAAAAAAAGAAAAAATCAGATATAGCTGTAAATAAAAATATTTTATCTTCTAAAAAAGGATTAGTACAATCAAATCTAGCAAGAAATAGTCAAGTTGCTAAAAAAATAGCTCCTTTATTAATAAGTAGAATAACTAATTTATTAGTAAATGTAGCTGTTCAAAATACTCGTTTACAAGAATTAGTAGATACAACAAATGAAATTATAGACGCGGCTGATACTCCTGAAAAAATTCAACAAGCTATTGTAGCAAGAAATAATGCTCTTAAAATTATAGATGATCAAGAAAAAAAATTAAATATTTTAAGAATATTAATTACAATATTGAGAATTGTAATAGTAATATGTGTAATTATTATTATTGTACTTACTATAATATATGCAATCCCACCTCCAGGTGGTCTAGGGCCAGTAATGCCTCCTCTAACTAAAAAAAGAATAAAAAAATTAAAAAAAATAGTAGAAACATTAGCATTAGCTCTACCTATTATATCATCAATATTAGTACAATCTTTAGCTGAATTAGAAGATTTTAGACAACAATTACGTGATGTTAATGATTTACTAGAAAATAAATTAGAATCTAATACAGACATAAATAGTAATAATGTAGGTGATGTAAGAGGAAATATTCGACCTGGAACATTACCAGAAACTTATAAAGGATTTAAATTTGCTATACGTGAAGAAAGTGGACCTAATAGTAAAGTTGTAAGAGGATATAAACGCCACTATGCTGTAGCAATTGATACTAATAATGTAGAAGTATTAAAAAGTGAGTTATCATTTACATTAGACCCAAATGATCTTATAGATCAATTAAAATTAATAATAGATCGAGAAAATTTAATAGCTTAAATATTTATTTATATGAACGTAAAATTATTCAAAAAATTAATTAAAGAAGCAGTAACTGAGGCTATTTATGAAGAATTGCCTGAAATTATTAACGAAGCTTTAGCTAAACAAAACAAACAACCATTGCGTGAAAATAAATCATTTAATTTCACTAGTGCTGATGTAGCTCCATTACCCGGAGATGTACGTAGCTCATTAATGGCTAAAATGGGAGCTGAATTTGGTTTTCAACAACCTCAACGTACTGACTTAAAAGTAATAGATGAGATTGATGAATCAACTGGTGAAAAAGTAAATCCATATTTAGCATTTATAGCGGATGCAGCTAACAATATGTCACCAATGGATAGATCAGGATTAAGACAACTAGACTAATATGCCTATACCTCAAACAGTACGTGTTAATCCATTAGATTTGCAAGGTAATATTGCAATTGGAGTATCTTTACCTTTTAATGGCCCTGCAGGTCCCTTCAATAAAACATATAGTACAGCAGATCAGATTAAATCAAATTTAGTTAATCTATTACTTACTAATAAGGGTGAAAGAGTATTTAATCCTGAATTTGGAGCGGATCTTAGAAAAGCTTTATTTGAAGCTTTAGTAGAAGATACATACTCCTATATACAGGAATTAATAATAACTAATGTTAATTTTTTTATCCCTGAAGTTCAAATAGTAGAAATACAATTAACCCCAGATGAAGATAATAACTCAGTTTCAGTAACAGTAAGATACAAATTAAAAATATCAGGAAATTCTGATGAAATAACAGTACAATTTATATAAAAATGGCAGAAAATAGAGTATCATATTTAAATAAAACCTTTAGCGATTTTAAAAGTAATCTTGTAAATTATGCTAAAACTTATTTTCCAAACACATACAATGATTTTTCTGAGGCCAACCCAGGAGCCTTATTTATAGATTTAGCATCTTATGTTGGTGATGTTACTTCATTTTATACCGATACTCAAATACAAGAAACTTTCTTATTATATGCTAAGGAAAAAGAAAATTTATATGCCTTATCATATATGTTTGGATATCGGCCTAAAGTATCATATGCCTCAAACGTTGTACTTGATATATATCAGTTAATTCCAACATCAGGATCTTCTGGAAATTTAGTACCTGATCCAGCATATTATACTATAATTCCTGAAAATACAGTATGTACTTCTAATAGTAATGGCACTAAATTCTTAACTATTGAGAAAGTAGATTTTACATTTACAGGTAGTACAGAAGTAACTTTTGTTGATAATGATTATTTTCTATTAAGGAAACAAGTTAAAGCTATTTCAGCTGAAATAAAAACAACATCAATAAATTTTGGATCAACACCTCAAAAATTCTCAATAGGAACTATAAAAGATACTAATATCTTACAAGTATTACAAGTTACAAGTCCTATAGATGATACTGGTGTTAATAATTGGTATGAAGTACCTTATCTAGCTCAAGATACTTTATTGACAACAAAAACAAACCCAAATTATCAATCAGATGGAGTTCCTTATTTAGTTAATTATCAAAGAGTACCTCGAAGATTTGTAACTAGATTCCTATCAGACGATACATTACAATTAGAATTTGGAGCAGGAGTAACTAACGCAACTGATGGTACATTATTACCCAACCCAGATAATATTCAATTAGGACTAGTACCAGGTATATCTAATTTATCTAATAACTTTAATAAAGCAACCCCTTTCTTTACTCAAGAATATGGTTTAGCTCCTAGTAGTACTTTAATAATTAAATATCTTGTTGGTGGTGGAGTCATATCAAATGTATCTTCTAATGATATAACTATTATTAATACAGCAACAGCAACCTTTCCTAACGGAGGAGGAGGACAAGCAGCTACAATTATATCAAGTATAGCATGTAGTAATCCTAACCCTGCTTCTGGTGGTAGAAATGGTGATCAAGTTGAAGAATTACGTAATAATGCTTTATATGCTTATCAATCTCAATTACGTGCTGTAACTAGAGAGGATTATATAGTACGCGCTTTATCTTTACCTACTGATTATGGGTCAATAGCTAAAGCATATGTAACGCAAGATGTAGCTAGTGAAATGTTACCTACACCTACAGTAGCAACCACTGAAGAACGTAATCCATTATCACTAGATATGTACATATTAGCTTATAATAATAATAAACAATTAATAACAGCATCTACAACATTAAAACAAAATCTAGCAGCTTATATCAATCAATTTAGAATGGTTACTGATGCTATAAACATTAAAGATGCATTTTATATTAATATAGGTATTAATTTTGATGTAGTAATACAAAGCGGATATAATAATAATGAAGTTATAACTAACTGTATTATAGCGTTAAAAGATTTTTTTAATATAGATAGATGGACTATTAATCAGCCAATTGTACTATCAGACGTAAACTCTGTATTATTAAAAACTATAGGAGTACAATCCGTAACTAAAATTGAAATTATAAATAAACAAGATAATACAGGGACTACCTATTCTCAATATGCTTATGATATATTAGGAGCTACTAGACAAGGTAATATATATCCATCAATAGACCCAAGCGTATTTGAAGTTAGATACCCTGATACTGACATACAAGGTCGAGTAGTACCATTTACTATTTAATAAAGAAGTTATAACTTTGCATATTTATATGTAGTAATCATGTAACTATGGCAATTTATAAAATATTTCCTGAAAAAAGCGCAACTCTTTATTCATATTATCCAACATTAAACTCTGGATTAGATGAAATATTAGATCTTAGTTTATATAAAACTATAGATGGATTATACGAAGTATCACGCCCTATTATCCAATTCCCACAAAGCGAAATAATTGATATAATTACTAATAAAGTAAGTGGAAGTTCTTATGATGTTTATTTAAAATTATCATTAGCTCAAGCAACAGCTATACCTACTGATTTTACATTATTTTGTCATCCATTAGCAACAGGATCATGGAATATAGGTACAGGTAGATTTTCAAATAACCCAATTACAACTGATGGAGTTAGTTGGCAATATATAACACAATTAAGTGGCAGTGTATGGTTTACACCAGGAAGTTTTCCAGCAAACACTACAGGTTCTTATAAATCAGGAAGTAATATAGGAGGTGGTTTATGGCGTACTAATTCAATATATGCTATTTCCCAGTCTTTTACTTATGTTTCTTCAAAAGATATTGAACTAAAAGTTACAAATATTGTTAATGCATGGTCAGGAAGTACTATTTCAAATAATGGATTTATATTAAAGCACAGTAGTTCAATTGAGTTTACTTCATCTTCTATATTTGAATTAAAATATTTCTCAGGAAATACTCACACTATATACCCCCCATGTTTAGAAATAAGATGGAATGATTCATCATATTTAACTGGTTCACAAGCTGTAATAGATTCTGATTTGTATGTACCTAGTTTAGGTAATAATAAAAGTAATTTCCAACAAGATTCAGTACAACGTTTCAGAATAAAAGTTAGAGCAAAATACCCACCTAGAACATTTAATGTATCTTCATTTTCATATAATTTAACAAATTATGTATTACCTGCTTCTTCATATTATTCTATAAAAGACTTGGATACCGAAGAAATTGTCGTAGATTACGATACAACATATACTAAAATTAGTTGCGACTCAAGCGGTAATTATTTTGATCTATATATGAATGGACTAGAACCAGAACGTTATTATCAATTACTATTTAAATCTATATTACCTAATGGTAAAGTAATAGTATTTGATGATGATTACTATTTTAAAGTTATAAGATAATATGTCACAGATTCCTATAGAAAAACAAGTATTTAATAAAAGTACTTATCCTAAAGTAATTGATACTCAATTTAGTCAATTAATTTCTTCCGTAGTTGAAGAACTTCCTCAATTTACTATTGACGATTTTTTTGAGTTATATGACCAATTGTTTTATCAAATTCCAAGAGAAGGTGCTATAAATTCACATAGATATATTTTAGAAAGAGAAGCAGAGTATTTAGGGATATCACTAAATCAAGATGATATTCAAGCATTATTAGACGAAATTACGTCATTAAGACAACAATCACTAGACAATCAATCTTTAATTAGTCAAATAACTAAAGCATTACCGTCATCAAATATAGGACTATCATCAACAGCTAAAAATGATATAATAGATACAGCAGGAGATATAGCAAATATTACAGAAGACATAGCAAATATTACAGCAGATTTAGAAAACCTCCCAGAAGAGGGACAATAAAATACAATGGCAGATAATATAAAAATAGTAGGTAATATACTTGATACTACATTAGTTTCACGCTATCTTGATGAAGATATTAGATTAATACAATCTAGTAAATTACAAGAAAATTTTGGTGGAACCGAAGATTATATAGAATATTATGTATATGATGCTGCGAATAATTTACTAAATACAAACTATAACTACCTTAGTTATAAGTTACCTTCTTCAGTAGGATTAACCCCAACAACTGTTCCTTCTCCAAATATAGTAGGAAATATACAAACTGAAAATGTAGGTATTGAATCAACTTTATCCACTCCTACAAGTTCATTATTTCCTATTATTGAAATAGATCCTGTTCAAGATTTACAAAATCTAGGATATTCATCAGGAGAATTTAAAGTTCAATACAATTTATTCCAAAATAAAGTATCAGATTATATTAATGAAGCTTTATTTATTAAAGAAATATCTTCTGATAGAACTGAAATAAGATTAGCTTCTACAACATTAACAAATGAAGAAATTGAGTCTGCTGCTAATGCTCTTATAGATGAAATGAATAACTCAACA